AGGAATTTAAAATATGGCTTCTACATATACTACAGATCTAGCAATACAATTAATGGCAACTGGCGAAAACGCTGGTACATGGGGTCAGATTACAAATACAAATTTAGTAGTTATTCAACAAGCAATTGCAGGATATCAAGATATTTCTATTGCAGGTGGAGCTCAAACAACAGCTCTTGTAATGACACAGAATGCATTAGCAAATGCAAGGAATGCTGTTATTAAATTATCGGGAACAATCACAGGAAATCAAATCGTAACAGTTCCAAATGGAATTGAAAAAACTTGGATTGTATCTAATGGAACAACAGGTGCTTTCACAGTTAATTTTAAATATGCATCAACTGGAACTGGACAAACTTGGTCTACGACTGATAAAGGAATTAAAATTTTATATTCTGATGGAACTGATATTCAAGTAACAGATCTTTCTACATTATCTGGACAAGTAGTTTCTGCTCAAATAGCAGATTTTGCTGTTAACACAGCGGAACTTGCAACGAATGCAGTTACAGCGGTTAAAATTACTCAATCGACAATTACACAAGCAAAACTTGCATCAAATTCAGTTGGAGCAACTCAAATTATTCAATCAACAATTACACAAGCAAAACTTGCAGCTAACTCTGTTGGATCAAATCAATTAATTTCAACTGGTGTTACAGCTGCATCTTACACATCTGCTTCAATTACAGTTGATGCTGATGGTAGAATTACTGCTGCATCTTCTGGATCAGCGGGAGCTGGAATGGGGATACCTGTACTAATGGTAGAAGGCCCTTCGTCTGGAACTTATACAAAAAATAACGCTGCAAATAGAATCGGTGTTTATATGTATGCAGGAGGTGGCTCTTCAAGTTCTGGTGGACTTACTGGGTCTCCAGGAGGAGCTGGTTTTTATAATTTTCCAACTACAACATCTTTTTCACAACCTTATTCCGTAGGAGGAGGTGGAACTTTTGCTGGACCTAACAATTCAAATGGTGCTGGAAACGCAGGAGGAAATACAACTCTTACAAATGTAGGAACAGTAAATGGAGGTGGGGGTGGTCCTCAAAATGCTAACAGTAATACACCTGGAAATCAACCTGGTTCAAATTTAACTATACCTAGTAATTTTAGAGGAGGTCCACTAAGAATAGGAACCAATCCAGGACCTTCTTTTGCATATGGTTGGGGATATCAAGGAGTAGGAATTGCTCCAAGAGGAGATTGTGTACCAGGAAAAGGACAGGATGGTTTTCCTGGAGCATTAGTTGTATACGAAAATACAGGTACCTAAAAATGTCTTATTTTATTTTTAATAAAGAATTTGTTGATAGTATTTATAGAATTGCTGAAAATCAATCTGATTTAAATAATTTAAATATATTTCTATCTGATTATAAAGTAATTGAGGATTCTCAAGAAAATTTTAATGCTTTTAAATTTGGTTCAAAATCAATTGTAAGGTATGATGGAGATACAATTATATTTAAAGATGAAGTTCAATTAATTAAAAGTAAATCTAATTTACAATATCAAATAAATTATTCAAAAGAAAAAATTAAAAATTTTTTAGAAAACAATAAAAATCATCCTTTATTTAGTCGTTGGGATAGCTATTATAATCAATTAAATAATTTCAATCTGGATTCTATTACATATCCTTCAAATAAATCATTAGAGCAATATTTTAGTGATTTAGGACAACCTTCATTTCATATTTTACAACTACCATAAAAAATGCTATTAAGTTAGCATGTTTGATAAAGAAATAGAGTTTAGTGCTCACGAAGATTATTTTGCTCTTAAAGAAGATTATCCCATTCCTGCAAAATTAAATATTCCAAATTGGTATAAAAAATTAGATCATACTATATTAAATAAAACAGTTAAAGGTTGTATGCCTTTTTTAGATTCTTTAACTTCTGGATATCTTTTAAAAATGCCACAAGATTTTTATATAAGACATAATGTAATTAATAAAAATGAAAAAGAAGAACAATTTAAAGATTCTTTACAAACTTACGCACTTTACGATCAATCAGAAGTCTTACACTCTAAAAGAATAAATTTAAACTCTGGGTTAGATAGCCATACGTTAGAACAACTTAAGGGCTCACCTTTAATTGAAAAAAATAAAAATTTACCTTTTTATAAAATAATAAATCCTTGGAAAATAAAAACTCCAAAAGGTTATTCTTGTTTATTTGTTCCTCCTTTAAACAATTCTGATGATAGATTTTCAATTATTCCAGCGATAGTTGATACAGATACTTTTCCAAATGAAATTAATTTTCCTATTGTTATTAACGGAGATAAGTACCCTGTTTTAGAAGACATAATTAAAAAAGGAACTCCTTATGTTCAGGTAATACCATTTAAAAGAGATTCTTGGAACATGATATTTAAACCAAGAAAACAAAAAGAAATACAAAACTCTAGACTTTTTTATGGATTAAAGTTACTTAATATATATAAAGAAAAATATTGGATCAAGAAATTATGGAAATAAAAAATTTTATTAAAATTTATGATGAGGTATTGCCTTGGAATGTATTATCAAATTTAATTCGTTTTGCAAATGTTTCAAAATTTGAAGAAACCCAAGTTGGTGGAGGAGAAGAATCTAGAATCGATTTTAATATAAGAAGAACTTATACATTGCCTCTTTCAAATTTAAAAAATTCATTATCTGATATCCACTGGTTTAATTTACTTTATTCTTATTTTGATAAAAATCTAAAACAATATAAATTTGATAAAAATATTATAGATTATGAATATAGAAATATTTTTGATATAGAAATTTTAAAATATGAAAACACTGGTTTTTATACTTGGCATGTTGATCATTTTGCAACTGTTCCAAGAACAATGAGTTGTATTTTATTATTAAATAATAATTATGAAGGTGGAAACCTTTGCTTTAGAAATCCAGATGGAAGTGGTGAATGGGAAGTAGAAGTTAAACCAAATAGAATGATTATTTGGCCAAGTAATTTTTTATATCCTCATACAGTTAAACCAGTGACGAAAGGAAAAAGGTATTCAGTTGTAGCATGGGCACTATAAAAGATTTTAAATATAAACTAATAAAAAATTTCTTAACGAAAGAAGAAATTAAATTATTGACAGATTATTGTAGAATAAAACACAGGTTAAATTTTGATTCATTTGATTTTCGACAAAATGACAATGGAGATACCTTTTTTTATGGAGATCCATTAATGGAATCACTAATGATTAATAAATTAGAGTTAATGCAAAAAGAAACTAATTTAGAATTATTATGCACTTATGCTTTTTGGAGAATGTATACAATTAATGCCGATTTGAAAAAACATACAGATAGAGAGTCGTGTGAAATAAGTGTTACGGTTATGATTGGTTCGGATGGGACTAAATGGCCAATTTATATGAATGGAGCAGAAATAAATATGGAGCCTGGAGATGCCGCAATATATTTAGGATGTGAAATAGAACATTGGAGAGAAGAATTCAAAGGAGATTGGCATGCACAAACTTTTTTACACTATGTGGATAAAAATGGAGCCCATAAAGAATGGGCTAAAGATAAAAGAATTCTTTATGGATCACAAAAATGAAATTTAAACAACACGAAAATGGTTCTTGTGATATAGAATTTTCTTTAAAAGAACGATGGATTATTTTAAAAAAAGGAAAAATTCATTTATCGGATGAAGCTTTAAGACATTTTGGTAATAAATTAGTACAAATGGTATCAGAATGGAATTTAAAATTTAATAAAGAATTACAAAATAAAATGACTTTTGATGATACAAAAATTGAAGGGAAATGAATAATAAATTATTTTCTTCTAATTTTTACATAGAAGAAGACTCCTCATGGTTATATTCTTTAAATAATATATCAGATAAATATATTAATGAAGCAATTGAAAATAATAAAAAATATTTTATTAATGGTAAAGATTTTTGTTTATCTCATCATTCCAGTCCATTAACTAATGATTTAAATTTTAATAAATTTTCAGGGTTTATATTAAAAAGATCTTTTTCATTTTTAGAAAATCAAGGGTTTTGTTTAAAAAACTATTCATTAATAATGAATGATTTATGGGTGCAAGAATTTTCAAAAGAAGGCGGTGGAAATCATAATACTCATACTCATTCTAATAGCCATGTGTCTGGATTTTATTTTTTAAAATGTTCTGATAAAACTTCTTACCCAGTATTTCATGACCCAAGACCTGGTAAATTAATGATACAATTACCAGAAAAAAATAAAGATGAAATAACGGATGCTTCTGAGAAAATACCTTTTAATTCAAAACCAGGTACCTTTGTGTTTTTTAATTCATATGTAGGTCATGAATTTGTAGTAGATCATGGAATAGATCCCTTTAGGTTTATACATTTCAATGTACAAGCAGTTCCTAAGCAGTTAATAAATAACGATATAAAACGTATTTCATCTTAGTAAGATATAGGGTATAAGAATCCTTATGCCTTTAAAAAAGATACCTATAAAAGCTGGATTTAACAAACAAGATACCTCAACTGCCGCAGAAGGTCAGTGGATTGATGGTGATTTTATTCGTTTTCGTTATGGCTACCCTGAAAAAATAGGTGGCTGGCAACAATTAACACCTGAAACATTAGCAGGAGTTGCAAGAGCCCAGCACACATGGACAGATTTAGATGGTAATAAATATGCAGCAATAGGTACTAATAAAATATTAGCTATTTATTTTGAAGGTGCATTTTACGATATCACTCCACTTGGCACAGCTTTAACTGCATGTACTTATACATCAACAACAGGATCTGCAACTGTTACTATTAATAAAGCAGGTCATGGACTTGCAGTTGGTGATTATATTATATTTACAAGCGTTACAACACCTGGACCAACGACTACTGGATACACGTCAGCTAGTTTTACAACAAATACTTTTGAAGTAATATCCGTTCCATCATCTGGAACATTCAGAATTACAATGGCTACAGCTGAAACAGGAACCGGTGTTACTGGTGGAGGAACTTTAACTACAACTCCTTATATATTCGTGGGTCCTGTTAATGAAACCTATGGTTATGGATGGGGAACATCTACTTATGGAACAGTTGCTTGGGGTGAAGCATCATCAGCTCCAACAGTTGTATTGTCACCAGCGAATTGGTCATTTGATAACTTTGGACAAATATTAATTGCAACTATTAAAAATGGTAAAACATTTTCTTGGAACCCTGGAGCATCAGGAGCTTTAACAACTAGAGCGTCTGTAATAGCAGGAGCTCCAACAGCTTCTATTATGACAATTGTTTCTGATAGAGATAGACATTTAATTGCACTTGGAACTGAAACTACAATCGGATCACCATCTACTCAGGATCCAATGTTTATAAGATTTTCAAACCAAGAAGACTTTAATACTTGGGCACCAACAGCAACAAATACAGCGGGTACATTTAGATTAGACACAGGAAATAAAATCATTGGAGCTGTACAAGGTAAGGATTATATATTCATTTTAACAGATCAAGCAGCTTATGTAATGCAGTTTGTTGGACCTCCTTTTGTCTTTTCAATTAGACAGGTTGGTACAAACTGCGGATGTATTGGTCAGCATTCAATAGTATTTGCACAGGGTGCTGTATTCTGGATGGGGTTTGGTGGAGGATTTTTTGTTTATGATGGTACTGTTAAACAATTACCTTCATTGGTTGAAGATTATGTATTTACAACTGGTGGAGATAATCCAGGTATTAATTATAATGCTGCGGATATTATTTATGGTTCTCATAATAGTTTATATAATGAAGTAATTTGGTTTTATCCAACAAACAACTCATCACAAGTTAATGCATCAGTAGTTTATAACTTCGTTGAAAATACTTGGACCACAATGTCTTTAACTAGAACAACTTATTCAGATGCTCACACATATGATAAACCATACGCTACAAAATGGGATTCAACTGCTACACCTAATTTTCCAATCATTAATGGTGTAACTAATACTTATGGTGCAACTACTTATTATGAACATGAGACAGGTGTTAATGAAGTAAGTTATACTGGAGTTAAAACAGCCATCCCTGCATACATTGAATCTGGAGACTTTGATTTAGATATAGAAGGAGATGGTCAGTATTTAATGAAGATAAATAGATTTATACCAGACTTTAAAATACTTGATGGAAATGCTAAAGTAACATTATTGTTAAGAGATTATCCATCTCAAACACAAAATAGTCAGATGTTGGGACCGTACACTGTAACTTCATCTACAACTAAGATAGATACTAGAGCAAGAAATAGATTAATGAGTATTAAAGTTGAAAATGAATCTGTAGATGAAAACTGGAGATATGGATTATTTAGAGTAGACATTCAACCTGATGGAAGAAGATAATGGCAAAAATTACAACGTACATACCAGAACCAAGTCAAGAGTATTCACCGGATAATCAAAGACAGGTTCTACAGGCTTTAGAGACTTTAAAAGATCAATTAAACTTTTCTTTTCAAGAAGATTTAAAACAAACGGTGGAAAGATTTACTTGGTTTAATATGAGGTTTGGCTGCTAATGAGTTGTGAAAATGTAAATATTGGCAATGGTCAGTTAATTACAATTGGCGGTAATAACGTTGATGCATTCGGAAGATTAAGAGTTTCTAATCCTTTAACTATCTTTGACAGTAAGAATATAATGTCACAGAATAGTTTATTTGATCCATCAACTGCAAACGGTGGAAGTGTTACTTATACAGCTAATAAATCTACAGTTAATTTAAATGTAACAGAAGCAGCTGGATCTAAAACAATAAGACAATCTAAAAGAGTTATGTCTTATCAACCTGGTAAATCATTACTTATTTTTAATACATTTGTAATGAACACATTGACTGCAAATTTAAAACAAAAGGTTGGATTATTTGATGCAAATAACGGAATATTTTTTACAGCAGATGGAACAACACTTAAAATAGTAAGACGAACTTATACATCAGGAGCTGCTGTTGATACTGAAATATCACAATCTAGTTGGAACGGAGATACTTTAAATGGAACAGGCGCAAGTGGATTTACCCTAAATGCAGCTACATCAAATATATTATTTATTGATATTGAATGGTTAGGTGTTGGATCTGTTAGAGTTGGATTTGTTATTAATGGTCAATTAATTACAGCACATACTTTCTATAATGCTAATAATTTAACAACTGTTTATATGCAAACAGCCAATCTTCCAATTCGTTATGAAATTGAAAGAGCTGGAACATTAACTGCAGGAACTTATACATTACAACAAATATGTTCTTCTTGTATTTCTGAAGGGGGTTATTCTCCTCAAGGATTAGAACAAATGATTGGAACAGGAACTGTTAGTGCAGGTGTAAATTTACCTACAGCAAATACTTATTATAATATTGCAACAATTAGAATTAAAACAGGAAGACCTTATGCTGTAATAGTACCAGCTGGAGTAGATGTTTTAAACATATCTAATGGTGATTTTGAATGGGGATTATTTATTAATGCAACACCATCCTCTGCCTTTTCATATTCAAGTTTTAGTGATAATGTAGAATATGATTTAACAACAGTTGATTTAACTGCAACAGGTACAAGAGTTGCTGGTGGATATTTGGGTGGTAAAACTGCTCCATTTACTTTAGGCGGAGATTTTATAGCTTTTGCAAATCAACTTGGACAAACTATTGCAGGCGTGTCTGATACTTTAACATTAGGTGTAAGACCAGGAACAGCTAATGGAGATGTGTCTGGTTTATTAAAATGGTTTGATTTAACATAATGGCAAATTTTTATAAAAACGCATTCTATGATCCAACCACTACTGCAGTGATTGAGGTATACACATGTCCATCTAATGCTAATGCTATCATTCAAAATATACAAGTAACTAATGAATCTGGAAGTAAGATATTAAAAGTATCTATTAATGATGATTCAGTATCTACAGTTTATCAAATAGCTTATGCTTCTATTACAGGTCCAACTGTTTGTAATTTAGCAAATGGTCCGATTATTTTAGAAGAAAACGATGTTATAAGACTTGAAAGTTCTGTTACATCTGGTATAAGTGCAACATTAGCAATATTAGAAATAAATAGAGACGATCAAAACGGACAGAATTAATATGTTTTATTTTTGGCATACAGCAATAGTAATATTATTCTTAGTATTCTCATTTTTCATGGGCTACAGACTAGGAAAGAAAAATGTTAATAAGACAGAAGAAATTAAAAGAAAATGTCCGATGGGATTTAATTAAAATATGGATAAGAAAGAATATCATATAGAGACAGAAACTGTTACAGTAATAAAGAATAAAAAAACAGGATACATCTATAAAGACGAAGAAGAACTTAAAGCTGCTAACGTTGACTCACAGGATATTAGTAGGGATGTTGTAGTTAAGGTTACTAATAAAGGATTAGAAGTATTTAAGAAATTTATGAGTGAAAAATGAAACCTAGAGGTGGTACAGAATTACAGTTTGAGTTTTTAGAAAAACATGTAAGTAAAGATTTGCTTGATCAGGTACAGATATGTACATCTGTTCCAGGTAAAGTTCCAATAGATCCAAATAAAGTAAATATCCTTTGGCAAAAGAACTCATACGATCAACCAAATTTAGCGCCATGGTTCAAGGACAAATCTAATCATAATAAATATGACTGGTATGTATTTAACTCACATTGGAACTATGAAAAATTTAGATATTATTTTGATGTACCAACTGAAAAATGTATTGTTATCAAGAATGGTGTAATGCCAATAGTTCCTAGAACTAGACATGTAAAAGGTGATTCTATTAAACTTATATTTCATCCAACTCCATGGAGAGGTTTAAATGTAATTCTAGCTGCAATGCAACTTGTTAAAAATCCACTTATTAGTTTAGATGTTTATTCATCAACTGAAGTATATGGAGATGCCTTTAAACAAAATAACGATTCACAGTATCAAGAGTTATATGACCAAGCTAAATCATTATCTAATGTAAATTACATTGGTTACAGGCCTCATGAATATATAAGAGAGAATTTACATAAATATCATATCTTTGCTTTTCCAAGTATCTGGGAAGAAACATTTTGTATATCAGCATTAGAGGCAATGGCAGCTGGACTATATTGTATCACAACTGACTATGGTGCTTTATATGAAACAGGTGCGGAGTTTATAACTTATGTTCCATACGAGAAATCATTTACAAGTTTAGCGCACAAGTTTGCATATGCAATTGAACATGCAGCAGGGACCTTAGATCACCCATCCATTAGACAACATTTAGATATGCAAATAGATTATACAAATAGATTTTATAACTGGAACAAGATTGGGTTTGCATGGACTAAGTTCTTGGAAGGAGCAATAAATGCAAGACGCAAGTAGAGCTATCTGGTTTAAGAAAGAAGAAGTTAAAACAGAACAGGTACAGGTAGAACAAACAGACAGTTTCAATTTTAATAATGTAAAGTTATTAGTTGCAACACCAGTTCATTCTGAAGTATCTATTCATTATACAGAATCATTATTAACATTACAGGGAATGGGTCATTCATTAGGACTTAACATAGACTTCTTATTATTAAAATCATCATTAGTTACACAGGGAAGAAATTTATGTGTGGCTAACTTTTTAAATAAAAAAGAATATACACATATGTTATTTATAGATTCAGATATTTCTTTTGATCCATCTTGTGTAGTTAAATTATTAAAGTGTGATAAAGATGTTGTTTCAATTCCATATCCAATGAAAACAATTAATTGGAACAAGGTACATGGTAGAGTTCAAGATGATAAAAATATTAGTATGGAGGATTTATCTAAATCAGGTTTTACATATCCAATAAAAGTAGAAGATCAACAGAACATTAATGTTAGTAAGGGTCTTATGGAAGTAACTCATGCTCCAACTGGATTTATGCTTATTAAAAAAGAAACTATTTTAAAGATGATTGAGAAGTATCCTCATCTTAAAATTAAACAACCTACTATAATGAATGGTGAAGCAAAAGACACTGATAATTTATGGAACTTCTTTGATACTTGGTTTGATCAAGCAACAAATAAGTATTATGGAGAAGACTTTGCCTTCTGTCAAAAATGGAGAGATATTGGTGGAAAATGCTATTGTTATGTTAATGATTTTATTACTCATGTTGGAGAATATTCATTTGAAGGTAAATTTATTGACGAATTGATAAACTCAAGAAAGATTGACGAATCCAATAAAATCAAGTAAACTCTACTGTTTCCAGGATAAATATGCCTGCCTCAAAGATGTTAGATGATTTAAAAACTATCTTATCTTTATACCGACAATTTGATCGCTATAATAAAAACACAGATAAAGAGTTATTATTTTATATTCTACCTTCTTATGAATTAAATCAATACAAGATACATAAACAAGGAGAAGAAGTGATCGCATTTACCAACTGGGCTTTCTTAGATAAAAACGCTGAAAAACAATTCATTTTAACAGGTAAAATAAATCCAAACGATTGGAAAAGCGGTGATAATGTATGGCATTGTGATGTTATTTGTGTTAAAAATCTTAAAAAAGTTATGTCTTGGATTAAACAATATTATACGAATTTATTAGGC